AAGCTCCAACGGTGGTGTGTTATAGGGACATAGAAAACGCCACCGTTTTGGAAGTGTGGGATGAAAAAGAAACCCGCCCACTCGGAATAGCCCGCCTAATCTCTCAAGATGCCCCCAGCCTTGACCCAACGGAGATTAAAGAACTAAAGAACAAGGAAAAGCGGATAGAGAGGAGAAAGAGAAAGCTAAAGGAAGAACTCATAGAGATAGAACAACAAGAACTACAACTACAGCAACAAAAAGAGACTGCAACCTTAGCCTTTTTAGAGCTTTTAAGCGCCGAGCCAAGCCTGCAACCAGCTCAGCCTCAACCCAAGGAGGAGCTGGATCCAATAGAACTCATCTTAGGAAGAAAAAACTTTTTTGGAGGTGAAGAGCCATGATACATGTAGAGAGTGTTCTGATTGCAACTACCCAAGCTTTGCGCAAGCTTCGCATGGAACAAAGCCTGCCCCTACATGCCCTCATATGGGGCAAGTGGGGGACAGGTAAGACGGTTGCCGCACAAAAGATAGCACAACAGGAAACAGATGTATTTTATATCAAAGCCCCCGATGGAGAGATAACAAGGGGGCGGCTGTATCGGTTAATTGGATTTAGTTTGGGATGTGGGGCAAGGGTTAATAGTGAAGCTACTTTAGATTTAATCAAGCATCATATTTTATACTACAATCTGAAGCCTATATTGATTTTTGATGAAGCACAAAGGTTATTGAGGAAAACAAACGTCCTTAATGAGTTAAAAGATTTAGCGGAGGATCAAGACCTTGCCTTTTCTTATGTCTTTCTGGGGGATCAAACAACCCCCAGATTGCTCGCAGCGTATGATCACTCTTTATTCAAAAGATTTGCTATAAGGAAGGAGCTCCAGCCCCTAACCGAAGACACGACCTCACACCTACTAAAAGAATATCAAATCCCAGCTGCTCCAGCTCCAATATTTAACTTCGCTAAGCAACGGGGGTGGACCACATTGGATCTGGCAATAGTCCTGCAAGCTTTGAAAAACCAAAAATCCGAACCCACAACGGAAGTATTAGAAAAGCTTGCAAAAGCTTTAGGGAGGTAAGCCGCCGTGACTGACGGGAGGATATGGCAGGCTATGTTAAAGTTGAGAGTTTTTCTACCCTGGCAAGTTCTCAAAGAGCTAAACCCGCCAAAATATTTGAAACAGTATGTCAAAGAAAAAATCAGGAATTTGATAGCGTCCCAAGTGAAGGCGGGCATCCTCCAGGTCCTGAACGAGGACCCGCCCGTGTTTGGATTCCCCGGCGAACCTTTAGAAAGGGTAATGCGAAGGTGCCATGTTTGTGGAAAGCCTTTTATCCCAGTTCAAGAAAACGACCATCATTGTTCTACCGAGTGCGAAAGGGAATACAGAAGAAAGTTCTTAGAGAAGAAGCGTAGAGAGAAAGGAATGAAGGAACGGCGAAGATACGAGCCGTGGGAGGAGGAACTCATATGGGAAACTTTGTCTAAACACGGATGTAAAACTGCTATTTTGCAGCAGCTTTCACTCAGACTTGGGCGCAAACCCGAGGCAATAAAGAGCAAGTATAAGAAGATGAAGAGAAAGAGGAGGGATGTAGCATGACAGAAAGGCAAATTTTGAAAAAGATAGACAAAACTTTGGAACTAATCATGCGGAAGGATATAAGGGGAGCGTTTAGGGTATTGATGGAACTGAAGACAAGGTTGGAAATGGAAATGAAGGAAGAGGAAGAGGAGAAAGAAGGTGGGAAAAAGCTCCAGCATTTGATGGGTTGGTATCTACGATTGTGGGATGGCAGACCGCCCGAGGCTCTGAGGTTTATAGATTTCAAACATATTATTGGCAAACACCTCAAAGAGCTAATGGAAATATACGAGAGGAACGGAGAGGATATTGAAACACTGAAGAGAGATTATGAAGCATTCAAATCCACCCGCCAACAATGGAATGGAATACTGCAGTTCCGAAGGGAACTACCGAACATCAAAAACGCAAAAGGGAATGAATGGAGCTCTCCAGACAACTTACGAGGCAAAGACTACTACCTCAAAGGCTGGAGTGATGAAGAGAAACCCTTCGGCTCCGAGGACGACAACTTCTCTTGGTAGGAGGGAAGGGCTATGACAAAGGATGCATACATAAAGCTTATGGCCAGACCCGAACCAATTAGAAATCTTCTCCGCAAAATTGCAGAAGAGGAACTGTTGGAGGGGAAAACGGAGCTTATAGATGTGAAGACCATAAGCAACAAAGACAGAATATACAGACTCACGGTCTTAAACGAAGAACTGGGCATACTGTGGGCAACAGTGCAACTCAAAGTCGTATTTGATGACGAGGGGTATGTTTGGAAGCTTTTAGACCTTGAATGGAAGGGCGAAAGATGAGGAAGGTGTATAAGAGTGTAGAAGAGATTAAAAAAGTCTACGGAGAGAACATAGAGGTGGTGGAGGGAGAAAGTGTGTGGATTGTGAAGGATGGGCAAGGGGTAAAAGGCTCAGTGTTCTTCCTGCCAAAGCCCTTACGAAAAGAAAAGATTGCCGAGATCATGATAACAAGTGGGTTCCCAGAAAAGTATATAAGGATAACCCTCTACGGAGCGAGAGAGACCGAAGCATTAAGAAAAATAAGGGAAGTGAGTAAGAGAGGTGTCATACTTGACGGTAAGCCCGGAGTTGGAAAGTCAATCGCATGCACATGGAAGGTCGCAAAACTTCTGCAGTGTAGAGAAATCTCAAACCCTCTCTATATTTCGTGCGTAGCCTTCCCAGACCTGAAAACACTTTACAACTCATACAAAGAATACGACTGCTTTATGATAGATGACTTAATCGCCATTCTCCCACAGCCCAGACTTGAACTCATCATAGAAATTCTCTATCACGCAGAACAACAGGAGAAATATCTCTTTATCACTTCAAACGGCTTTACAGACTTTGCCAAATCTCTACCAGAAGCTATTCTCAGCAGGCTTAGAAGCTACTGTGAGTTCCACAAAATCAAAGAAAACAGAGACCTCAGAGTTTCTCAATAACTTCTACGGTAGCGTTCATTTTCAATCTTAGCAAGCACTCTTCTAATCTCCCGTTCAAGGTCGCTCGCAATAGACTGGGCGACCTTGTTTCCCTCCGTTCCATACACTTGAATAGGACCGATATTGACGGTAATCGTGGTGGAACCTGCAAATGCCGGCCTTAGCCCCACTGAAGGGGCAAACTGAGACACTTTAATTGCGATGTCTTTCATACGAGTAAAGAGGGGGTCAGGATTAATGCTTGCGGCGATTGTCTCAATAAGCTTTATTCTGTGAATGTCCCGAAGTGGCCCTTCCCTCGCCGGGCTAAAGGGCAAGAGATTTCTTATCTTTTGAACAATATTTTTCATAGCCTCAACAGGCTTCATGGCGAGGGATTCTATTCCCTTCCATAAGCTTTCTACAATCTTTTTGCCTGCAGTGAATAGGTCTATACCAAACACAAATTTAACAAGCTTGTTTAGTGCATTGAAGAGAACAAAAAACGGATTGATGTTTATGAGGACTTCAAGGACCTTCTGCCAAGATGATCTCAGCCAGCTCCAAGCTTTAGAGAGCAACCTACTGACTGTGTCCCAATGCTTCCAAAGAAGATGAACAACACCTATGAGAACGCCTATGGGAGCAAAAAACGGATGGATATTTGCAAGCACTTCAAGAACTTTTTGCCAAGACGATTTAAGCCAATTCCACGCTTTAGCAAGCCACCTACTAACCGTGTCCCAGTGCTTCCAAAGAAGATAGACAGCACCGATTAGAACACCTACGGCAAGAGCAATCCAGCCGATGGGGGAGGTGAGTAGGGCTATGCTAAACACCCTTAACGCTAAGATAAGATTTTTGATAAGAGAGATAGTCATTAAAAACTTAACAGGAGCAAACGCAAAGCTGAAAAGTTTCATAAAAGAAGCAACCGCCAAGCTAACAGTGCCCATGATTGCGAGAAAGCTAACAAACCCACCAACCGTAATCGTGAGAACTCGTGCTACTGTTTTGTTCTCTTGTATGAAATCCGCAAACTTTCCTAAAATGTCGTTCAAGGGGTTCAGTATAGCTATCAGTGTGGGAGCAAGCAGAGAACCAATCACGGCCAGTAGATTGACCAGCGTTCCTTCCACCGCTTCAAGGGCGTTTGCGTACGTGTTCATCAAGCGATTAAGCCTTTGCTGAAGGCTTGCTTGGTTGTCAAGCTCTTTTGACATCTTCTCAAGTCCTGAGAAACCTCCACTTTCAATTTGCTTCTTTAACTGCTCGTATTGCTCTCGGAATTCAGCAATTTTCCTTGGGTCGTTGGTTGCTTCAATGCTTTTCCTGATTTCCTCAAGATACATCAAGGCTTCGTCTTTAGTTGCAGCAAGGAGTGGAGCTATAGCCCTCATACCCTCCATATCAAAAATTTCCTTAAGGGCTTGCATTCTTCGGAGTGGGTCTTGAATAGCAGAGAGTTCTTTCCTAATTGCCATTAGAAATTCTTCAAGTTTAAATGCGCCCTTCTCGTCGTAGAAATCTTTCAGGTTGATGTTTATATCAAACCCTTGTTTGCGTAGCTTTTCAAGATGTTTGTCTAACTCAGGGATTCTCTGAAGGACAGAGCGTATGCTTGTGCCAGCAGTCTCGCCAGCCACGCCGAATTGCTTGAGGGTTCCGATCCAAGCAAGCATGAATTTAGAAGCTTGCAGTCCTGTGAAACCGAGCTGACTAAGTTCTGCAGAGAAATATTTCGTTGCATAACCGATCTGGGTTAGCGTTAGACCACTCGCAAACTTCAACCTTTGCAATTGATCAGCAAAGACTTCAAAATCCTGTTCAGCAAGTCTGAAAGCGTTTGAGAAATTCTGAACCATCTCGGCAACTTCTTTCGGAGAAGCCTCCTCTCTGAAGAGTACCCATAGATAGGATGCCGATTTTAGCCCGCCGTTCACGATTTTATCCAGTTCCATGCCCGCACCTTTGAGAGCGGTGACTACACGATAGAAGTCCGCTGTCGTTCCCGGGAGTTTCGTTCCGAGTTCTTCTACTTGCTTGTTTAATTCTTTGATTTTCTCAGTAGGCAGGCCTTCTTTGGTCATGAGGGCTACTTCCATTTCCGCTTGTGCAAGTTCCATGCTTTTGTAAGCGTCCAAGGTTTTATAGAGAGTGGCCAGAGGCAAGGCTGTGGCTTGTGCAACTTTCAAGGTGAAATCTTCTAATTTTTCTGAAGCACTCCAGATCGCCCTCGGGTCAAAGGCTTGTTTCAGGGTTTCTCCGAAGCTTTTTAGCTTACTCTGCGTTTTATTTAGTTCATTATTAAAGTTTGAAACCCCCTCCTTAAGTCCAGTAAGCTGGCGGGAGAAGTTGTCTATTAGCTGAATAACTACCGCAATAGAGAAGTCCATATCTATTCATCTTCAAGTAGTTTAGCTTTCTCTTCGTAGTATTCAGAAAGCTTCTTAGCCCAGAACTTCAACTCCGCATACGCCATATTAGCCAAGTCGGAATAAGAAAAACCGTGTTCAACCATAGCTAAGATGACTTCTGTACTGACAAAGGGGTGTATATCTCCGTAAACTCCCGCATCAGAACCATAACATCAGCAAGAGGAAGTTCCTCAAGGTCGTCCTCTGTAATGGGTTTCCCGTCAATTTCCGTAAGCCTCACCATCAAAAGCTTAATAATATCGTTTTGCCCAGTTGAGTTTGATAAAGCCCAGAACAAATCTTTGCCTTTGCCCTCCTTAATTATTGCAATCCTTCCACTTGGAAGGGTGATCTCCTTAACCATCTTTAGCCTCCGATGTTATTTTTGTAGTCTTGCAGAATGTCTTTTCCTTCCACTTTGTAGATATTGTTCATCACATCCACTTCCACAACCTCTTTACTATCTACCTCAAGCTTGTAATACAGGACAGAGATGGTGGCTTCCGCTTCTGCGGCTTCTCTGGCTTTGAACTTTCCACTATCAAACTCTTTGAAAAAGCCTCGCAACTCCGCCTTGACAGGAACTTCTCGGGCTACTCCTCTCTGATCCCAGTCTTGTTTGGAAGCTCTAACAATAATAGTCCGCAGGATAAAGGGATTTGAGGCGAGGGCGATAAAATCGCTGTAGATGCTGTTGAACTTGATCCTCGCTTCAAGCTTATCAAGTCCAGCAGGGAGTTCCATTTCTCCGTATAAACCAAGCGCCTTTGCATCTGCAAACTTGAACCTGACTTTTGGGAGGTCTACTTCTTCAGCTTTAGCTATAAAGTCCGTGCCGTCTATATACACCCTTGCGTTAAAGACTTTGCCCACTTCAATAGGCATGGCTTAACCTCCTACCAATTTTTTGAGTAGTTCTATGTTTATGACCTGTTCAAAGGTTATGCGTTCCGCTGGGGTTGGCGGCATGATTTCGTATGTAAAGGTAAGATGTCCGTTGGCAAGGTTTACCTCTGGGTTTTTATCCTTTAGGAAATAGCATTTACCGTCCACGAGGGCGCCTCTTCCGATGAGAGTTCGGATGAAGGCGTTGACCATGCTTAAAACTCCGTCTATTGCCACGGTTATAGGCTTGTCTAAAAACTGCAAAGTTGCATACTCTATGCTTTCTGCGATGATGTCTGCGGTCCTGCGGACAGAAATGAAGTTTTTCGGGTCGGATTTGATTGGCCACGCAGCGGAGCGGTTGCCCCAAACTCTGTAGCCCGTTCCAAAGCTGTTAAAGACCGAGACGATGCCGTTCTCGTTCAAAAGATTTGCCTCAGTGTTTGGGTCGTTTATGGCGCAAGTGATGGGGCGTTCTACTCCAATTATTCCAAGTATCTCGTGGTTGGATGGGGAATACCAGTAGCCTTCCTCGTGATCCACCTTAGCTATAACTCCCGCTAAGCGCTGGCTGAAAGGTTCAAGACGTTCAGAGTTGGTTGCGGGGTCATAAACTTTGAGGTGTGGATAGCAAATAACCGCCCTGTAAGCGGAAGTGCTCAGTTGACCACCCGCCCCTCTTGCGTTAATAACTTGCTGAGGAGTCAAACCAGCTGGGGCATCAATGATGGCTAAGGCACGGTGAGTTTCGCAGAGGGCTATCATCTCTGCCATCACGCTTGGAGACTCACAATAGACCGGGCAAAGGATTAGCTTTGCAGTAAATCCAAACCTGCTGTATAGTTCGTCTATTATCTTTAGTCCCGTGCGTCTGCCAGTTGTTGGGTTGTATGTGCCGATAATATCGGCAGGAGTGACAGTTGAAGGGTCAGGTTGTCCATCTGCGTTTGTGTGTCGCCGTGGGTCAAAGACATTAACCACGATAACAGTGGAGCCCCCGTGATCAAAGATAGCATCAAGGGCGTAAGGGATCGTGTAGCCCGGAGTAGCATCGCCAAAGTAGGTTATGCCGTCTTCCCTTCTCAGGACAAGAATGGGATTATTCACCGTTTGCTCATACCAATCGCTTTCAGAAATACCCGTAGGTCTGGTCAGATGCACTGGAGCGGTTCCCACGATAAAAATGACAGCTGACTTTACCTCCCTGACTGGAATCGGCCCCTTCACTATTTCTATAGTTTCAACGCCGTGCAAGTAATTAGCTGGCATCGCTTACCTCCTTTTTGGTTTTTTGTTTAGGTGTTATAGGTTCAAGGTAGCCAAGCCCCTCATAAGTTTTGACCACCTCGGCAGAATCAGGAAGTTCAACTTCCTGACCCGGGAAGAGAAGATACTCTTTTTGTTCAATAACAACAATGGTAGGATAAGTTAGCTTTACCTTATACCTCATCTTGGCACCTCCGAAACAAACTCTTCACCCTCGTATACAGTTATGCGGGTGGTAAGTGGTTCTTCTTCCTGCGGGACAACAAACCTACCGTTGCCTTTGAAGCTTAGAAGAAATGCAAACTCTCCGCTTTCGTGGTAGTAAAGTTCAATCCCTTGAGGGATGAGGTTAAACTGTGTCTTAAGGCTTAAGGCACTTAGAATCCGCTCTAAAAGCTCATACGCTCCTTGCCCTTTTTCTCTTAAGCTTCTGTAGAAAAGAAACACAGACACATCAAAGTCAACCGAGAAGGCAAAGCTTGAAACAGGTTCAAACCTCGCTTTCTCTATGATATACCAAACGCACGGTGTTATCTTGGGCTTCGTAAAAAGTTCCGTGGGCTTATCCACTTTAGAGAGGATCGGTAGCCCGAGTGATTGTAAGGCATTTCCAATCTGTGCGTCAAGTTCGGTCAACATCCTACAACACCTCCTTCAGACTTCTTTCAAAGATTTTCTTGAAATGGTTATCCTCCAAAAACTTCTTCACAACAGGTTGCATGTAAGGGCGTGGAGGGATGCCACGTCTGGTTCCCGTTTCGTGATACGCCGCATAAGGAACGGGCGTTCCGATTACTGCCTTCCAGTCCTGAACCTTGTAGGTAAAGCTCTGTGCAAGGGTTGTTGTTCTGTGCAGTTTCTTTTCGGAAAAGCCTTTTTTGACCTTATAGGCAAGATAACGAGGGTCTAAGTCTTTCCAGTCTACACCATGAGACCTACCTTCCGTTTTGAAGATTGTTGAAAGGTCCGTCTGAATTTTTTCAGCTGTCCTCACAAGGGCCAGCTCACTGGCTTGTGCAAGTTTCTTCGGAAACTCGTCAAAAAATCTTTTGAGTTCCTCTATATCCATACCACTGCTCCTCCTTTAGGGGCTAACCTGAGCAGACGCTCCGCCTCAGCTATCAGGTTTTTCACGTTCATAGTCTGATGGTCTTCCGCCCGCCTCCAGTAGAGGTTCACACTTGACGCAAGTTCACTCGCCGCAAGCAGGATTAAGGCTTTCCTTATCTCAGGAGTGTTAGGCAAGTTTTCCACTCCAAGCAATCTCTTAGCCCTATTCACTGCAAGGTTAATGCAGTTTTGCAAAATTGCATCGGGTATCTCGTTGTCGTTTAAAAACTCTCTGAGTTCAGCTGGAGTTATCATTGCTCAACCTTCCCCTTTTTAGGTTTTTCCTCTACCTTCTCAGCATAGCCTGCCTCAACCAAAATCCTTGCTTTGTCCTCATCCACATCTTGAACTCCAACCTCAAAAATAAACTCCTCACCGTTCACCCAAACCTTTACCTTTTCCTTAACAAGCACCTTCATTGCAAGCCTCCTTAATTGCTTTCAATCCGCACGATAGCTGGTTCATAAAGCCTCTTCACAGCGTAGAACGCCCTCCAGCCCACCGTCTTAACCCTTCCGAGTTTGTCCATGTTGGTGTATACGGTCTGCAGTGTGTTCCCGTCTATATCCACCACTCCGTAGGCATTATCACCAAGCACGATGGTCATGTAGACATCTTGGTTTGAGGCGTTCTTCACCACGGGGACCGCAGTAGTGGAAACAAACTTCACTCCAAAGAACTCTCCAACATAGCCCTTCTCTAATGCGTCTCTCCTAGCTACCGAAAGCGTGATTAGTTCGCTGTCCGTGAAAAGATCAAGGAGTTTGTCCGGGTGCAAGATGCAGACATAGTAGCCATCTGGGAACTTTGGAATATTCGCCCTCTCAAGCTGAATAACTGCTTTTCTTATCTCAGCTTTGGTAAGCTTCTTTGTGCCATCCAGAGCATCCCTTGACGCAACATCCCCAGCGTAGATAACATTAGTGCCAGATGTTAGCTCGTTCATGGCGATTCTATCAAGCGTTTGCTGTGCGTTGTAGGCAAGAAGATCTACCGCTCTGTCCAGTAGAGGGACAAAGCTTGTGATGTCAGTAAAGTCGTCAAGGTCAATGTAGTTTGCGTATTCCTCCACGGTGACGGAGACCTGCCTTGTGGCTAAGCTTGCTCCACTGGTGGGAGTGGGCTGGAAGGTGATGGGAGTCGCATTCACAGGGAGAGGTTCAAAAGCCGTGAAAACCGCAGTCCTTCCACTGTTGCGAGGAAGGCTAAACTTCTGCCCGTAGCGGTTAGCTACGAGGTTTTCCTTAACGTAAGCAAGAAGCTTTTTTTCGTAATACTGAGGAAACATCTCTGGGTTAGTTATTCCGGTTACGACAGGCATGATTTACACCTCCTTGGCGAATTTTTCAGCAAGCTTTTTAAGTTCGGCATAACTCATTTCTTCAAGAGGCTTTTCAAACTCAAGCTGGGCTCTCTGGCTTGATGGCTTATACAACTCTTTGGCTTTCTCGGTGTATTCGTCTACAAGTTCTTTTAGAGTCTCCACATCCGCTTTCTCAACGAGTTTCAGCAATGGGCTTTTTTCTCCGTCAACGAGCTTGACAAGCCTGACAGCTTCCCGCCTCAGATGTTCAATATACTTTTGCCCTATCTCCGCAAGCTCCTTTAAGGCTGAGTTCTCCTTCTCAAGGGCGGAAAGCTTTGTCTGCAAAGCCTCAATAGCTGAGATAAGCTCCTCTTTCGTCATGGCTTCAAAGTGCTCAAGCATGCTTCGCACCTCCTTCGTTTTTATTGCAATGTTTTTCATACAAAGTTTTAGCTCTTGCATAGATACGTTGATGTCCATGCAAAGATGCAAGACTCATCGCTGCCTTAAGCCTGTCGCAAGAGATTTCGCCTTCCCAAGTGCGGTAAGGATAGCGTCTGTTGTCCGGGTCGAGGAAGTAATCCTTGGGAGCTTTTTCTCTCAGTTCCGGGTCATCCCACCAGTTTGAAACACCGAGGGCTTCCTTCTGACATCCGCAATCACGAGAGTTTAGCACTCTTGCGTTTTTGTCTGCACCCTCAAAAACAAAGCTTATCTCCTTGAATTCCAAGTCCTGCACTATGTATTTGTCTTCAACCTTTTCAGTCCTGACGATGAGACCCGCAGATACACTTTTGACCGGGCTGGGAGACATTTGAAGAAGGGCAATAAGTCTTTCGTTTCCTTGCCTGGGGATGCGTAGCCTTGCAAAAACTTTTCCGTCCTCATACCACGCCTTGACCACTACTCCGACCATGTTTTCAACTTCCCATTTGTGATCCAGTAGGACGGGTTTCCCAACGAGAGTGTGGACTTTTGCTTCAAGCACCTCTTCGGGAAAACAAAGCTTACCGTAAGAGCGGTCAATACAAGTTGAAGACAAAGCTATCACATCAAATTCTACGCAACAATCTTCCTCCGTAAAACCCGCAAGGTTCAGTCTCTCGTCAAGCACAATCATTGCGTTATAAGATGTCATAGAAAAAGAGGAAGATCAAGCACAGATTTCACAGAGATTTTTTCTTAGTGCGCCGTGAGAGAGGAACAATTTCAAACACGGTTTGGTTGAGGTTTAGAAATTCGTTTAGGGCATCCTCCGGGATCCTTAAGGCTTTCTTTTCTCCGACTTGGATTGCACGCAAATATCCAAATTGAATATAAGAGTAGATCGTTCTCCGAGACAGACGTAAAATCTGTGCAACTTCATCAACAGTATAAAGCTTCATGTCACATCATTGTTTAAAGATATAAAAACGGATATGCTGGGTTCTCAAGCAAAGATTTCACGGAGAGAAGGTCTAAAAGAAAGCGGGAGGTAGGGCTATAAACTGCAAATTTGCAAAGCTACCGACTTGAAAAAAACGTAGGTTAAATTTAGATTTATAGCCAACATGAATATTCTGGAAATTATAGGACAAAGGCTAAGGCAGGCACGGGAGACGGTGGGCTACACGCCAGAAGAAGTCTCTCAAAAGCTTGGAATTAGCACGGAAGAACTGTTTCTCTTTGAAAGTGGGAGAAAATCCCCGCCACTTAGTCTTTTGAGAAAACTTGCCAAGCTTTATGGAGTTTTTGATAGCTACTTCTATGGGATAGACAAGCCTGAGGGTACCGCCTTTACACTTCTTCTTGATAAAGCTAAAGAACTCTCTCTCCCTCCTGAAACCGTAAGTCAGATTCATCGCTTTATTTTTCTGTGTAAAGAGATAGTAAAGCTTAGACAAAAGCTGGGTATCCCAAAGCCTGAAATTCCACGCCATGTGGGTAGCAAAGAGAACTTGGGAGAACTCTTGGAGGATATGGGTATTCCCGTAATCAGGATGCCCGTAGGTAAAAAACTCGCCTCCGCAATGGTTTATGATGAAAGCTTTGGTGCGTTTATACTCGTTAATTCAGATTGCCCTGACCTAAACCAGCTTATTGCTCATGAGTATACCCGCCTTATTCAAGGAGAGAAAGTTCATCTAAATGCTAAAGATTGCCTAAAAGCGGTGCCACTACAAAGAAAACCACCTATATCCAAAGTTCTTTGGGAACTTGTTCTGAATGCGGTAAAGCATGAACTGATAAGCACCAGCTATGCGGGAGATGTCCTTGAAATAAGCCCTATGGAGATTGAAGAATTTTTATGAAGCCCGCACGGGCTTATTTGTTGTGCGGGCAGTTCTTTTTGATAAATAATAAAAGCGACGGCAATTGATTGTAAGAAGTCAATCTTATTTCGTTTCCTTCCTCGTCATAGACCCGAACCTGTCCTTTCCCCTCCCTTTCCACCCGCAGGGGGGTGGGGTAGGGATGAGTCTCCTGTTAATCCATAGCAGATAGGTAGGTCTTCCGTGTGTTTCCGAACCTATCTCAACATAGTAAAAAGCCCGCCCATCCGCCTCCTTTTCGTAAAGGTATAGTTTTATCATCGCACCACATCCTTTCTTTGTTTCAACCTTCTTCTAAGTTATATATAACCGCCTCCCTCGGGTTTTCTGACAGTGTCAAAAACTGCAAAATTGCAGATTGTAATATTGAGAAAAATTCGCAAAAGACAACCTTTCTAAAATGTCCCATTTTTTGTCAAACTTTTTGAAGGGTCAAAAATTGTTTGACGGGACACCTTGCACAGCCTTGAAAATCAGCGAGTTTAAGAGGGTAGGGTGTCCCATTTTTTTGTCAAATTATTGGCGGGTGGTTTGTGTTTTGCCTAATTACAAACGGAGGGGGAGGGATTCGAACCCTCGGTGGGCCCTAAAGACCCACAGGTGATTTCAAATCACCCACCTTCGGCCGCTCGGTCACCCCT